GGCAACTCAGGCAGCAGTCCGATCGGTCAGAACCGTTTCGTTTTTCGGAACACTGCAAACGGTTTCGGCGTTGCGGGGATGGACGTTCGTCAGGAGCCGGGGGACTCTGCTAGCACTTCATCCCTTGGACTCTTTGCAGGGACGGCCAGTGCAAACGATGTCGCCCCGGAGCGAGTACGTCTAGGTATCACGTCCGACAAGATCGGCGCACGATTCACCGCGAGTGATCCCGATTGGCGTCCATTGGTCGTGAAGGGTACCGATGGGCAAACCGCGTCACTCCTGGAACTTCAGGACAGTGCGGGCAACGTTCTCACCGCCGTCGATCAACTGGGAAACATCACGGCCCGGAAGATCACCGTCACGTCCACAGAGCCGAACGTTTTCCCCGGTCCTGTGTCAGCAGGCGGTGTCGTCACCGGAACCGCTCTACGGGCCATTCAGGGGGCCGGAACAGACGCCGGAGTGGTGTCGCAGATCAAGAAGGCAGCGACCGCAGGTGCGCACTTCACAGCACAAGACGAGAACGGTGTGGTTCGCGCACGCCTGAACCGCGATGGCACTTTGGAGATCGGCAACGACACTTCGGTTGTCGCGGCAGGTGCCGTGCTCTTGACGATGCGTGGCCAGCAGTACCGGCAGAACGGTCGTAAGTTGCAGAGCTACGATCAGAACGCCGGTCGGTGGTCGACGTTCGTATCTGCATTCGCGGCGGAGTACTACACACAGACTTCGCAAAACGTGAAGAACAACTGGACTCCGATCCAGTGGTTCGGTGAGACCAACGACACCGAGAACGCATTCGGCTTCACCTCGGGTAGTCCGATCATCACGGTTCCGTTCACCGGCTGGTACGACGTTCGTGCTCTTGCACACTGCGCGATGAACTTCACTGGTTCGGGATCGGCGACTTTCCGGATCAATGGAAACTTGGAGCTGAAGTACCGACGGGATTACGCGAAGGCCGTCGGTTTCGATGTGGTCACGCTGTCGCTCAATGACTTGGTATATCTGAACGCGAACGACACCTTGGAGTTCATGATCCAAATCGACTCGTGGTTCTTCACCGCGTACACCCTGAACACCGGGGACTACCGTTCCCGTTGCTCGATCCGCTTTGCTGGATACGCATAAGCGGTAACAGAATAGGAGATAGGTAAACATGGCCGAAATCATCGAGGGCGAAGTCGCGGAGCCGGTGTCGATTGTTGACAACCGTGGCAAGAAGGAGGATGCCGGAGACGATGTGATCCTGCTGGGAATCGGGAACAAGGCCGTTCTCACCCTTGCCGAGGAACAGGCGATCGTTCAAGACCGCATCAAGGAACACGAGGCCGCGATTGCCAAGGAAGAGCTGCTGGTGTTCGAGTGCCAGGTTCTCGGCAAGGACGAAGAACAGCGACAGCACGAACTCGTCATCGCCAACAGCTATCGGTTGGTGAACGCATACGTCGAGGCGTACAACCGGCGTTATGGAGGTAACGAAAATGGCTGATCGCATTGGCATTGACTTCAGTGCTCAGCAGATCGACCCCGCAGCGATCAAGGGCGCGGGTATCGAAGCCGTTGTCAATTACATCTCGGAGGCACGTCCATCTGCACCGTGGATGAAGGCGGTCAAGCCGATGCCCAAGGACTACGCGGACCGTTTGCGTGCTCAGGGCATCCAGATCGTCTCCAACTACCAGTTCGGGAAAACAGGAGATGCAACACCTTCGGACTGGCGTGGTGGATATGACGCCGGTAAGCGGCACGCCACGATCGCGTTGTCGAATCACTGGAAGGCCGGAGGCACACCGTGGCGTCCCTGCTACGCACCGTGTGACGACAACCCGACCGACAAAGAAGTCCGGGAGCTGGTGTTCCCGTTCATCAAGGGCTGGTCGGAGGTATGGGGGCCGGAGTGGACCGGCATCTACTGCAACGCACCAACTTGGGAGATTCTCAAAGCGCTCGGTACGCCGGTCAAGTGGTTCTGGCAGCACAACTGGGATGGTAAGGCGGATCACCCGCACCACCCCGACGCTCACATGCACCAGGTCCGCATCGACAAGGACAAAGTGGGTGGTGTTGGTGTCGACTGGAACATCCTCCTGAAGGATGACTACGGGCAATGGTCGAAGTCGGTTAACCCGAATCCGATCGAGGTATTCCCAATCGTGAATCTGATCCGGACTTCGGGAGTCGGGTTCGATGACGGCAACAGTGGTCGCATCCGTCTGTACCTGCATACGTCCGAGGGCGTGGACTGGAAGTCGACTGCACGCGGCACGATGCAATACCAGGCCAGCTCGCAGACCGGCAGCTATCACTACCTGATCGATGACAACGAGATCATCCAGACCATCGAACTGTCCAATAGTGCGTGGGCCGTGCTCTCGGATAACGGGGTCTCGATCAACGTCTGTCTGGTTCTTTCGTCCGGTGCATCCGGTTCGGGATTGACTGCTCGGGAAAACCAGCCGAAGACGCGTGCACAGTGGCTGGAACATACGAAGATGCTGAAGATGCTCCGGTTCCTGGTGGACGACATCTGCCGGAAGACGGGTATCCCGAAGACCCGAGTTGACATCGTCGGTATCGGGCAGAACAAGCGCGGTGTGTCCAGCCACAACAACTACACCTATGGCTCGTTGAAGCTGAAGGGTTACAAGGACGGCACTCACTGGGATGTTCCCGACACCTTCCCGTACGACACCATCCTGACCGACGGATCGGTGGTCGTTGAGCCGGCAGACCCGAATGCTTTCCCACTTCCCCAAGGTTATTTCTACGGGCCGTTGGAGGGACCGACAGAATCCATCAGTGGGCTGGCGAATGAGCCACAGACCTATATCGACGGTCTGAAACGCTGGCAGAAGGCCGTGGGTATCCCAGAGACGGGAAAGTGGGATGCACAAACCGCGATCATTGCCAAGCAACTCCAAGCCGAGAAGAAGTGGCCGAACAGCCAGGGTTATGTCTATCGCGGCGAGTGGGATGCGGTGATCCGGGAAGGGTGGCGACCGAAGAAGGTCGAACAACCCCCGTTGCCTCCGATCGTGGTTCCGCCAGAACTGGGGGGATACGCGGTACAGGTGCCAGGAGCAAAGCGGTGCCTGCCGCTGGCCGAAGGCACTTACGTGTGGGGTTCTCCGTACGGCAACCGCGATGGTGGATTCCATGACGGCCAGGACTTCGAGAACCGTCCTGCCGGTGAATCAGTACCCGTGTTCGCATGCCAGGCCGGAACGGTGCTCTATGCCGGAGCAGCAGATGGTTACGGTGGCCCGTCCCCCGCAGGTTGGGTTGTTATCGACAGCGACGACTCGCAGGGCGGCGGATGTCTGGAATACGGCCATGTAGTCGCAGAGGTGAAGCCGGGTGACAAGATCGCCGTCGGACAACGCATTGCGCGCATCAACACCGACATGAAGACCATCGGGAGTGCGACCGGCCCACATCTGCATCTGCGAGTGTGGCCGTACGCATACGGTGATCGTCCGCGTGGCATCGATCCGAAGGCGTGGCTTACGGGCGTCTCACCGATCGTCTGGAAGGTCGGAACCACGCCGACCACACCAACTACCCCGACAGCCCCCGTTACGCCGGGAGAAGGGAATCTAGGGACCAAAATGGCTACGAAGATAGGCGACGTCACAGGCCCGCTCGTCAGTGACAAGTGGGGCGTGACCGCAACGGACCTCGGAGCAATGGTCCGGAACCAAGAAGGCCAGATCGTTTCCGTATTCGGAGATACGTTTGCTGACGCAAAGGTCGGTAGCCGCGATTGGCGTTCACCTGTAATCCTCATCGGAAATGGTGATCCCGCAAACCGAGTGATCTGGGATCATGCCGGAGGACCAGATCGTGGTTACGCACGGCAGTTGTGGAACTACAACCACGACTCGTCCCCGTGGCGCAATGGCGGATTCTCGACCGTGCTCCCGTCTGATCTGCTGAACGTCAATGGCGTGCTGTATCTGCATGTCATGGTGAACAAGGGACTCGGCCAGGTTCTGTGGACCGAGATTTGGAAGTCCCTAGATGGCGGGCACTCGTGGTCGCACATGGGACAGAAGGCCAAGTTCAGCGGAGACATCCACAATGGCTATGCACAGTGTTGGGCCTGGGACTACGACCCCGAGGGCGATTGGGTGTACATCGCATCGACTGGATTCCAGCGGGATAAGGGGATCGTGCTGAAGCGAGTCCGTCCCGCCGACATCGGTGACTGGTCGCGGTACTGGAACTGGGGTTGGGACGGCAAGCAATGGATTTGGGGGACTCCCAATCCGACACCGATCACCCCGCCCGATGAGAAGTGGGGCGAGATCGCATTCCGACGTTTGGATTCCGGGAAATGGATTCTCGGCGGTTTCCTCGCATCGAAGTACAACCTCAGTTATCGGGTCATCGACGGTCCGCTCGCTGATTTGTACAAGACCCCGCTACAGACCTTGGTCACCGGGTGTGACTGGGGGAGCGAAGACCACGCGAACGGTAAGGTCGCACAGCTCTACGGCGGATACATCGTGCCGGGATCGAAGGTCGATGTCGATGGTGGCGTGGGTGTCATCGTCTCGCAGTGGAACACAAATGCTGGGTGGCCATATCGTTCGATGCAATTTCGGGGAACTCTACGGACGCCGTGATGCCTTTCTACGCTGTATCTCGTCCCGATGGCAGGTCTTACACCGACGTGCCCCGTTTGCGCGCCTGTACGTGTTCTCAGGCGTGTATTCGTGGCCTTTGCCGCAGCGGGTCCGGGCAGCGTAGTGATGCGTCCCGTGCGCCACTCGATCTTGTTGGTTTTCGGCAGCAGTGCCCCACACGAGGTTCTGCTTGCGGTTGTCATGTCCGTTGCCGTTTAGGTGACGGCACATCTGTCCGGCAGGGCATGGCCCAACGAACGCTTCGAGTACAAGCGTGTGCACGCGGTAGAACCGTGAACGCTTCGGTTCGCGTAACTGAACTTGGAGGTGTCGACCATCGCTTGTTGATTGTGGCGTCAGCAAGCGGCTTTGGTAATTTCGCATACGACCATTTGAAAGGAGAACGGACCGTGCGACAGATCGAACTTCCCCACGGGACGAAACCTCGTAAAATCCTTCCCACCCGACAACCGGCTTCCATAGTGACTTCATTCGCTTCATGGCCCAAGCCTACCATACAGTACGAACGCATCCTGTCGCCGTGCTGTAACGCGTCTGTGAGTCATAGTCCGTTTGGCGGAATGTACTGTTCCGCGTGCGGTGAAAGGGTTATATAAGAGCCATGCAGTTCAAGGGAACTCTAGTTACGAAGTGAGGAAAGACAAATGACAACCGACAACGACACCAACCTCATCCCGCCCGGAACCATCCAGGGATATGTGCCACCTCTGCCGTCGACCGTTCCGGGACCGGCAGACCTGCAACTGGCACTCGCGGCGTATGCACAACGCAAGCTGGCCGAACAGTCGTGGTGGAAGAAGTCGAGCAACACCGTGACCACCGCGATCGGCGGTTTGACCACACTGGGCGGAACACTGGTGACCTATTACGCAACTCAGGGAACGAGTGTCCCTCAGTGGCTGACCATCATCATCGCCGCCGTGGGATTCATCGGCACCATCATCGGAGTGAAGAACACCAAGAACGGTTTCACCTACCAAGGTGCTGCTCAGCTCCAACAGGCCGTGCTTGATCCGACCGTTCTGACCACCGTGCAGAAGGTGCTCAGCCAGGAACCGTTCCCCGCACACATCGCCGAGGCAGCGATCGATCAGGCGGCACGTCAGGCCCGCGAATGGGTCGACCAGAATCAGACCAACCGGAGCCAGGGATGACCGAACCGAAAGAGGGTTTGAAGGCAGAAGAGATTGCCAAGATTGTAAGTGCGATGTGGACGGCTTACGAGAATGACAAGCCGTGGGACGAATTAGATGATCGGGAAAAGGCGGTCATTGCTCACGGTGTTCGTGTTGTTCAAGAAGGCAACCCCGTCGAAGAGCTGTACCGTCAATTCAAAGCGGCGGAAGCCGGTGATGCCGATCTTGACACTTCGTCCGAGTGGGTCAAGTTGACACATCGGGAACAACGACGTTGGTACTTGTTCTTTGTCGTTGCTCAAATGCTGGGATCAGATGCCGTAGACGTAAGTACGTGAGAGGGTGGACCGGGTGTCGATCATTGCCAACGAGGCCAAGCGGGACAGGACGCGACTACTGAAGTCCATCTCGATGATGGTCTTGTACCTAGTCCTGGGGTTTGCCTACCTCTGGCCGGATGAGTTCGTGCGTAACCCGGCTTCGTTGGCATTGTCCGGTCGCAGCAGTGTCATCGTCTATGTCGAGAACCTAACCCGTTTCCCGATCTGGGGAGCAGCTTTCCTGCTCGGTGCAACTAGTTTGTTCGCCGCGCTAACCCTGTGGCGAAAGTTTTTACCGTCCGCTCATCTGATCTGCGCCTGCATCGCTATGGGGTATGCCGCCTCATCGTGGACAACGGCGGTGATCAATCCCGGAACCTACATAATCACGGCAGCTCTTGCTACATTTGTGTTGGTTCTCAATCTCATTTTGATGATCTCCTACACAGCCGGTCCGTCGTACATTTCCGCGTTAGGTGAAGATGTGGACATAGGAGATGATTACGAATTAGAGGTTGACGATGAAGATTGGACGGAGGATGAGCGGTGAATCAGGAAGCTATCTCCGCTATCTTCTCCGGGCTCAGTGTTCTGGTCACCGCTATCGGCGGCATCGTTGTTCTCCGTCGACGTAAGCAAGAAGACGACGAAAGGCAGGATCAGGCTGAGCTGAAATTCCTGCGTCAGGAAAACAAAGGTCTGAAGCAGTACAACCTCGCGGCTACGCGGCACATGTACCGGTTGGAGTTATTGCTGGCACGCCGGGACATAGACCCGCCACCGCGACCGGCAGAGCTTGCCGAAGACCCAGACATTCCCGATCGCCCGATACGAGACACGAACAGTGGCAACTTCCCGCAGCTAGGCGGACAACGACCCCAACCGCCGACGGGCAGCTCTGGGAAGAACAGCCGGATCGTGATCGACTCGACGGTTGTGGAATAGACGAAACCCCCACCAGAGCCGGGACAAGCTGACTGGTGGGGGCTTCGTTATTCAATGCACGGGGCGCGACTCCCGGCATTAGATTATCGGATGGCCGGGGCGTTGGCCAGCATCTTTCTTATCGTGTCGACCGCGAGGTCGTTCGCGTCCTTCGCATACCGTGGCGCTTCGTTCCATTCGACTGAACGAACGTTGAACCAACGCCGCAGGTCAGAGCTACGTTTCCGCGTCCAGGAACCATCGTCGTTCTTCTTCCACCCGAGGCATCGCTTTGTGACTTCACGACCTGCCTTATCCCGATCGAAGAACATTGTGACCTCCCGTACACCGAGCAGCCGCATCTGCCTGATCTGATCGGTGGACACAGAACTGCCGTAAATGGCCATAGCGGGCATCCCGGCCTGCCAGACAGTCATCGTGTCGATTGCACCCTCTGTAAGGCACACAGGCGGTGTTTTGGGCATGTCTGCGATCAACCTAGACGCGAACAGATGCTCCCGCTTATGAAACCCCTTCGGGTAGCGGTATCGGTTGCGCATGTCCGGGTCCATGTACCGGCGACACAACCCGAGCAGGTCGCCGTTCAAGTTGCGCATCGGGATCGTCATCGCATCGCGGATGAAGTCATACCCGAGGTCGAACTTGTCGATGGTGTCTTTGTTCAGACCGCGATCTTCCCAAAGCGATGTGTCGATCCGGTACTGAGCGAGCTGTTCTTCCCGCATGAACAGTTCCGGTGCCTGGGGACGTTCCAGGTCACCTATCGCACGGTAGAGGACATCGAGTCCAACACCCATTGATCGATGGCTGACTCCAAATCGGGATTCAAGTTTCCGTATCGTCCCGGACGCATGGCAGCTGAAGCAGTAGTAGAGCCCCTTCTTCGTGTTGAACTGGAAGGAGGCGTTGTGGTCGTCGTGAAACGGACAGATGGCCATAACCTCGTCGCCCATCGTTTGATGGATGGTGAGGTACCTTTCAGCAAAGTCCGAGTAGTCATTGCGTGTCATCCCTTTCATGGTTTCCTACTTCGAGTTCCGTCGCCGCAAAGAACGACCGGATGATCCTGTGAGCGCCTCCTGCTGTGTTGACTTGATCTTCGACGTGATCGGAGCAGCACTGGTCTTGCGTTTCTTCACTTGCGGGGTCTCCGCGTTTTTGTCCCGACGGTCCGCATCCTGATCCATGATGTCTTCGGCGCGGTTCTTCGACACTTCTTCCACCGAGCCGTTGTCGATGTCCATGAACAGGTACCAGCAGAATCCCGAGCGACCATGCCGGTACTTGGCCATCTTCGCCATCGTGATCCGGTCTGAGCGCTTCTTCAGGGTGATGACGGCATCTGCGTCCTGACCGATAGCGTCGGCCTGAGCCAACGTCTCAGCGCCAGGTGGTTCTTTGCTGGGTTCCGAGCCATTCCGGTTCAACTGTGCTGCCGCGACCATTGCAACTTGGTAGGAGCCAGCGATCTGCTTCAGTTCTTTACTGAAGTTACCAATGTCTTGCCAGCCGCCGTCCCCACGCGTGCGCGCGAGTGTTAAATAATCTAAGTAGTAAGAGTCAGGCTTATTACGTTCTATGTGAGAGGCGATCTCCATAGCACCTATGTTTCGGGAATCAGTAACTGTAATAGAGCCCTTGATCTTCTTTGGTAGTTCTTCGAGGAACTTCCGGTACTCCTTGATGTTGTAGTCCTTACCTTGTGAGAGCTGGACTGAACGGAACACCTGCCTACCGAACTGGGAAGACAGAAGGTTGTGGAGCCGCATGGTCACTTCTGTCTTCGACATCTCTAGTGCCGAGAAGTGAGCTTTGTATCCGCCGGTGATAGCTGCACAGGCCATCGTGGAGAGGATCCACGACTTACCTTCACCGAGACGGGCACCTACTACCCAGAACTGTCCGAGACCAACACCACCTGTGAGTTCATCCACCGTGTTCATGCCAGTGGGGATACCCGATTGACCAAACTGATCTGCGCGGAGCTTACGAGCTTTGACTTCGCGGTAGGTCTTCTCCCATTCACCGAGTACATCGATCTCATCACTGGACTGCATACCGCCAGCAATTTTGATGATGCCCGACTGAGCCAGGTCACAGGCTTCGGCAACCTTGCCTTGTGACAGCAAGTCGGCCTGATCCCGAAGATGCTCGGTGAGCTTGGTACGTGTGTGTTCGATCCGTACTTCCGAGACGAAGTGCTTGATGTCGTCAACTTCGCGAATACGGAACTTGGGAAACGCCCGACGGAAAGCGAGCTTGGAAGGTGCCCGGTTGTACTTGCGGAAGTACCGAGCCATCCATTCCCATTCTTCGGCGCAGACGACGAAGTGATCGTCAGTCGCACCTTCCGCAAGAGCGGTTTTCATGTCTTGCTGATTCAGTACAGCAGAGATGAGCAAAACTTCCGGCGACAGTGCCACAGGTATGTCCCTTCAATGATGAGCGTCGCGCAACGCATGTGCATTGATCCATGTTCAGTTGTGGTGACCGATGCCGTCGGGGGAACCCAAACCCGTTGTTTATGAGCCTAAGTGGTGGTTGGGGTGTGCCCGCCCGACGACACCGGCGTCTGTCTACTGTACCCCTACGCAAAAATGGCCCTGAAAGCCACGAGAACGGTCTAGAACCATCGTGACTAGTACCAGACACCATCGCCAGGGAAAACAGCCGCAGAAACGAAACCAGCCCCCGTCCGTGAGGACAGGGGCCGGAACCGGGAACTACTTCTTCTTCTTCCGAGTGGGCTTCTCGATCGGGACCAGCTGCCAGGAGGCGTAGACCTCGTAGTTGCCCGTTGCGAGCATCCGGGAAAGGATCGCGGAGACCATCGACGGGACGTACTTGTCCTTACCCGTCCGAGTCACCAGACCGTTCGCCGCTTCGATCCGCTCGATTGCCAGTTCGTTGATCTCGCTGCGCGTGGTTGCGCCTTCCGTGAGCGTGGATGCGATGATCGCGGAATCCGAGCCGACCTGGAAACCTTCGGGCGTGTATTCCAGTGGGTGCGGCTCGTAAGTGGACTTCTTCGCTACCGGAGCAGTCTTCTTGGTCGACCGCTTCTTGGAAGCAGGAGTCGTCGTGGAGTTCTTCGCCTTGGTCTTGCCGGTGGTGGAACGCTTGCGACGAGTGGGGGTCTTCGTGGGGGCCATGTTGGGAGTACCTTTCATAGTTTGGTGATGCTGACCAGATGAACCATACACCAGTTGCTTGAAGAGTCAAATTAGCTAGTTAGCAAAGGCATTTATGAAAGTCGTTAAAGCACAAAGGTATTCAACAGCTAACTTTGAGTAATCAAGCAACGCAACGTGTTTCAGAAAACCCGAAAACCTAGAACAGGTGTTCTAACGCATAGGGCAAAAGTCTAAGGTACAGGTTTAGGGTTTGCCAAACGCTTGCAACAGCAAGCATGCCCATGACCAGGGCTTATTAGGGTATCCTAAACTGCGTTTGGACCTGCGTTTGACCTGTCAATCCGCATAGGGCATAATAGGTACTAGGTGTGTTGTTTGATAAGTCCATAGTGTTTAGATCGAACCAAGGCTCCCAGGCGGGCCGGTTTACCTAATGCGATCCGCGCGATTGGTAGCGCGCGGGCACGCTAGCTCCCGAACATACGTAGGCGGGACGGGTAGACACCGATCACAGTGCGACACCCGGCATTGACCTCTGGGTGCACGCCAGCTAGCAGGCGCTCTTAGCCGCGCTACGTGATCCCCCGCTCTCCTGGAACCAGGCAGTGACAGTGCCTAACGAACGATCTGCCTCCAATCCTGCGGCGGGATACCCGCGCGGCGTGTGGTCGAAGTGGAAACGGTAAGTCTGCTCCGGCAGCTAGGGCGTTAGCAAGTAACGGTTACGCCCCCAAGTACAACCCACACAACGTGTGCTCGCGGTGGTGATGCGATAGGCAGACCTAATGATGAACCCGGCTCGATCGACTTGTACGGCGATAGAAGTATCGCTTGCCCAGTGCTCAGCCGTACAAGGTGAAACCCCGCAGGCCCGCTGCTACAGAGCACGGCCATGAACCCCGGCAGAACGGGAGCGGGAACGCAAGCGCGCTTGTTGAACAAGCGACCGTGGCAACGCATTAACAACTTCCGAACGCTTCGGCGGTCATCCTCTGGGTGGCATGAAGTGAAATGCGTTGTGCGCGGCCTTTGTTTACCAAGGGAACTCCATCAAACACCCGCGAAAGGGGTATGGAAAATGGCAATCTCAGAAATCTGGACCGCTCCGAACACCAAGCCGCTTGACTACGTGGAAGTGGTGTCGGACCCGCGCTCCCCCGGACACATCATCGTGCGTCCGTACTTCACTGGCGTCGATCGCCCCGAAGGTACTGGTTACCAGTTGCCCGAAAACAAGATCAAGCTCGCGCATCGTCTGGTCGACGCGATGCTGGACGGAGCGGCATTCACCGACGTGAAGAAGTTGACAGACAAAAACGGTAAGACGTATGTGTCGACCCGCTCTGTTGTCGGCAGTCGTCAGTTGAACGCTGACCTGCGACGGATCGGATACTGAATCGCTCGTATGATCCGCTTGGCCCTGCTGTCCGTTCTGGGTGGCAGGGTTTTACGGACTATACGAATATCATTGGCTTGGTCCACCACCTAGTTAGTAGCGAATATGGCAACCACCACCGCTAAGAAGGCCGTGCGTCGTCGTCCGGCTGCTGCGGCGGGAGCGGATACCACCGCGACCCGCAAGAAGGTCGCCAGTGCACAGACGCTGGAAACCGCTCGTGTCCCCGACATGGCGATGTTCGATGAATACATCGGTCGTGTC